CATTAAAAATGTACGAACCTGTGTCAACATAAGTCTCAGTCTCATCAATATCTGATGCTAGTTTGGTGTAATCATCACCAATTTCTTTTACGATATCTTTTAAAAAGTCCATCAAGCCACCATCCCGTATTGTTCACGAAGAATTTTTTTATAAGGAAGACCCTGATCACGCAGTTCCTTCACTAGTTTCAGTTTTTGATACAATGCTGTATCACCACCAAGATGCATTGCACTCACAATCGTTGCGAGTTCTTTATCGTCAATAGGAAGATCCATCAATACTCCTTTAAGTTTTTAGTTTCTACACACATCACCCAATTATAACTCTTTTTCATTTCTTTTGCAAACCATTGTGCTTCTTGAAAAAATTCAAAAGTTTTTCTCTTTTGTTTTGGAGATAATTCACCATTTTCAGACCATAAAACCGAATAACTCATGAGAAAAAACTTTCTAAACTAACCCTCTTTTCAACAGACCAACCTATTGCGTCAAGGATTGTTCTGATTGGTTCGAGAAATGCTTTGTCAAATTGAGTATCATAATCAACATATTTTTCTAGATTAAATTCTTTTGGAAAATTTTGAATGAAAGAAATTACATTTTCTCTAGTTGGATTTGGATTTTTCAAATAACAGAATTTAATTTTTTCTCCATTCTGGATATATGCATATTTTTTATCCAATCCTCTCTCCTTTATATAGAAATTATAAAGAAGAGCGCCACGAACATGCATTGGAGTTCCTTTACCATAAATTTTGGAACTAGATTTATACTTATTGACATCAGAAACAGATCTTGGAAAAGAAATTTCTTCAGGAGTCAATTTTTTGAATTCCTTTCTAGAATTTTCGATATAAGAAATCATTTCATCTTCTGTTCCACTCATAGTGAGTTTTAATCCATCCTTAATCATTTGACGGCATGGAGCAGGTGTGGAAGATTTAACTGCTTCAATGCCCATGATTTTAAGTTTTGGTTCATTATATCGAACCCCCTCACTATCCCATACATTAAGAATGTATCTTTTCTTTGCAGTCCAAATTCCACGATCAGCGATATTCTCTCGCTTCATGCTCATCTTTTGATCATATGCATTTACATAATCTGCTAATGCTTGATACGAACTTTCAATATAAGGTTCAAACTCAACTTCACATACTTTATTCAAAAAATCAACAATCTTTTCAGTTGATTCTTCCTTTCCTTTAAATACAGCGTTAACAAAAGGTCCCAAGTTCAAATAAATTGAATCGGTATCAGAAGCAATAACATAATCAACATCATCAGTCTTTAGGATTTTATTCAAACGAGCATTCATTTTATTTTCAATCCAACGGATTGAAACCTGTCCAGATAGAGTAATCGCTTCTGCATTTGCAAGTTTGAAGTATCTAAAATATTGATTACCAATCGCACCATAAGCAGAGTTCAAAGAAATTTTCTTTGCCATCTGGATATTATTGCATCGAGCAATTTCCTTAACTAGTTCTTTATTCTTAGTTTTTTCATATTCCTTTTTCGCCTCAATCATCTTCTTTTTAAAGATGACTCGATCATTATACATTTTCTCCATCAACTCTGGAAGAAATCCACGGATGTCTTTACGATACATTGCTCCGTTAGCACAAACAGAATAATCTTTGTGCATTTCAAAGTTGATTTGTTCGTTTAGAATTTTTTCAACAGTTGCAGTTGGATGGCGTTCTTCAAGGAGAGTCTCGGGGGAGATGTTATATTGCATAATAAGATGGGGATATAGGCTATTAAGATCAAAACTGACCACCCAATCATATAACCCAGGAATCGGTTCTTTGACATATGCACCTGCATATTGAGAGTCTTTTTTCTGTCCTTCCTTTTGGGGAATGACAATGTTTTTATTCCTTAAGTAGTTATAAATGATACTATCCCAAGTTCTTACCTGAAAGAATACATCAGTAAAATTTACTTTAGCATCAAACGCCATAGTAAGACAAAGTTCAATCAACTTCATCTTATCCTCAAGTTTATCTACAAGTTCAACATCTCGAATGTTATACTCAATAAACTTTTGCCAATTTTGAGTATAAAATTCTCTGAAAGTATCATACTCTGAGTGATCTAACTTTCTTTCCCCAAGTTCAACAAAAGCAATATGGTCGAGACGATATGATTCTTGATTTGTATAAGTAAATTTCTTATACAAATCTAGATAATCGATTACAGTAATACCAGCAAGTTCACAAGTAATTTGTTTTCTTCCAGTGATTACAATCTCTCTACTACGAACTATTCCCCAAGGAGAAAGTTTCTTAAGAACTTTTTCTCCCATAATCCTATCAATTCTTCCAACAATATAGGGAATATCATACAATTCACAGTTCCAACCAGTAATTACCTCTGGTGTATTGGTTTGCCAATAGTCAAGAAATTTATTAATCAGATCATATTCATCATTGCAATAGATGTACTTTACATCACTCCTAGTATTCTTGAATGGGCGAGATGCAAAACAGATAATCTGTTTAGTTGCATAATCTTGCAAAGTTATTGCAAGAAGTTCTTCAGCACAATTAAAAACATCTGGGAATCCACTTTCTGCAGCAACCTCAATATCGATTGTTACAAGTTTGATTTTTTTAATGTCAAACTTAATTTCATCTTCTGGGTATTTTTCAGAAATATATTGGCAGACATAACGATCATTACCATAGATCTTAAATCCTTCAACATTAGAATACTTATCTAAGAATTCCTTGCAGTCAGATATTTTGCCTGGTTTAATTGGTTCTACACTTCTACCGTCTAGAGTTTTATACTTTGTTTCCTTCTTTGAAGGTACATAAAATGTTGGATAAAATTCTTCTCTTGTTGTAAAATGTTCTCCATTTTCATAACCACGAACTAAGATTTGATTATAAAGTTGGTAAACATTAGTGTAGAATTTCATTGAATAATTTCAAAGTAAAGATCAAGGAGTTTTTTGTTTGGTTCAACCAAAGTCAAAATTTTATCAGAACTAATTAGAATTTCATTTACATCAGTTAGATCTGACATCCATGGTGTTAGTTGAGTTCCTTCAACTACACATGGAGAAATAAGTTTACAATCTGGTTGTCCAATATCTGCAAGGACTTCATCAATTTTACTGATTAGGATCAAATTGTTCGTCAAATACAATACTTGTATCGACAGTTCCATCACCTGCTCGTCCGCTGGCAGATCCATCAGAATTTCCTCTTCCATTCATTTTCTCCTCATAAGATTTTTTAATAGAGTCAATTGGTTCAACAATAGCAACGATCCAATCTTTGTTTACAATGATATCAGTTTCCTTAGAAAGTGCAATCCACTTATAGAAAAATGCTTCATACTTTTGCGAATCACTTTCTTCTTCAAGAAGAACTTTAGATGTTTGAATCTTGATACCATGCGGATCCTTGAAAAGATACGATACTAAATTTTCTTCAGAATCCCTAAATTCTTTAATATCTGCAATTACTTCTTCGCCAGATTTCAAAAGTGCAAGTTGTACGCTCATAGTAGTTTTATACCTCATCTGATTTTAACATGAAAAAGGAGAGGTGTCAACTGGATTTTGCCAGTTACCTCTCCGTCTGCGCCGACGATATTCTCTAGTATTTATAGGTAGTTTTTACGGGCATGATGTTCTGGAATTACTTTTCCAAGAGTTATAGTCAAAAGACCATCTTCGAATAAAACTTCTTTTACTTCTGTCTCATCCGATAAAGTCCATGCTCTCTTGAAACTTCTCTGAGCCAATCCCTTATGGACATAGTGGGTCTCAGATTCTTTATCTTCCTTCTGTCCTTCGATAAAAAGTTTTCCATACTCCGTGTATACATCGACTTCCTCCTTTTTAAATCCAGCAAGTGCAAGTTCTAGACGAGATTCTACATTACTTACTTGAACAAGATTATATGGTGGATAATTAGAAGTTGTTTCATGAAGTTTAAATAAACGATCAAAATATTCATCCATTCCAATGCTGTTGCGGGTAATCTTATCCAACAATGTAGGAAGATCCGCAGTAGTATACCTTGTGAGGTTTGTCATTATGGTAGCTCCTTTAAAAGCGAGTTTGTGTTGTGTGGATCCTTTCGGCATCCAATAATATTTAATCACAAAACGAAAAAGAGAGGTATGGTAATGACCGTACCTCTCTTTAGGGTGTTCCGACTTTCGTAGAGACCGCACGAAAAGAGTCTCACATCTATTTATTCTTCTACCTTTCTTTTTTTACCAATATTGTATTTGGTTTCTAAAGTCCACTCGTCCTTTTCTTTATAAGAAAGAACTTTAATTTGATTGAGCGGAGCAATATCAGTAATTTTATCAACATTTACAATCGTAATTAATCCCCAATCAGCAAGCAATTGAACAATACGATTGCGACGTTGAACATCATTCACAGTCAGGTTTGCATGTTTGCCATCAAGTGCAAACAGTTCCTTAAAGTGAACAATATAATACTTTCCTTGTTTATGAAGAATGTG